GTCCGATTTCGCCTCATACAAGAGCACATTAACACCGTGCCCCTCCCATCCGGAGTAACGCCGAGTAGGCGCCAACTCCTTGGTCCGGTCCCAAAAATTCTTGGGGTCGGTACCAATATACGGCCTCCCGATAAACGCTCCATCCCCAACATCGGGATTATGGAGCCTGGGTCGCCGCCACTCCTCAGGAGCATGGGATCGAATCCATGCCAGGAGTATCCGAACAGCCTGCGGGTCGCAGATATTCGGATTACGATGGAACCACCTCCAAACATTGTTATGCAGGAGGAACAAGCGATCGAGGTGAGTAACCTCTTCTCGGACGTAAAAAGGTGTCACATCCGTTCCGCACCAGTAGTGGCCCCCGCAGCTTTCGCGGAAGGGACCCTCATGGAACGATTTGCTGTCGTTGGTAATGAATCCACAGAAATCCGCAGCCTCCACGAAGAGTGGGTAAGCTGCACTGGGGATTATCACATCATCACCATAGACAGAAACGTCTGTGTCGTCGACACCGGCAATAAGGCAACACGATTTAGCCAAGCCGTAGAACACTAAGGTCTCGGTTTCGAAGGTGTTGCCGTTCCCCATTGAGGAGAGCTTGTAGTACTTGCTCTCCCAACCATTGGCTATTGAAAAGCCACCAGAACCATCCGGCTTGAAAACAGGCTGTCGCCCATCCTCAACGAAATAACCCACAGGGGAGCGGGCCCGGACAAGGTGGTCATAGAGACCCCTTGGGAGGAGGTACGAGCACGGACCGGTAGCGACAGTGTCGCTAGCAGAGGTGCCGTCCCAGGTAGCGAGTTGTCTCTCGACAGCCACCTGGGCTAACCCCCTATTGCGAGACTGGTCCCTCAAGTCGATACCAACAGACAGGAGGTTCCTACGTTCCGCAACGGCAATGCACTTTTGGTAAAGCATATTGCCCTCAGGTTCCATCGCCATAAAGCGATAGGTCAGCCAGTTCTTCGCAACAACGGACAACAGGTTACCAGGGAAGATCGAAAACGATCCCCCGGCGCCAGCATACCCTGGATTAAGTTCCAGGAACTGGTTCCCGAAGTCTGCTGCATTTCCCGTGATATGGAGTGATCCACTCCACTTCCCAGTCTGGTGCGCGTCTCGGCGACTAAGCCGCGATGTTGCACCAGGTCCATGTCCAGCAAAGTAGACGAAATCCTCAATGAGGTTCGGCTCGTACTTTACCACCTTCGCAAGAAGGTCACGCGTTGCACGGAGTGCCCTCAGGCAATCTACGGAGTAGAAAACCCCCGTCTGAGGACACAAATAAGGCGACCGCTTTCGCGGATTCGCCCAGACCGGAACATTAATACCGTCCCAATCAAACCTACCGTTGGCCAGCTTACACCGGTCTTCGGCGGTCTTGTAGCGCGTAAGTGCTCTCTCCATCTTCGACGGATCTGGGATACCGTCGTCGTACTTCGAGAGGATCTGCTCAGCCAGATACCTAATTGCCCACAGCTGCTGGTAGCGGCTGTCAACAAAGGTCATCGAGTCGTTATGACCGATTTCCGTGTCAAGATATTCGAAACCCCCCGCAATTTTGAGGGGACCAGGACCTTTATAAAAGGCCCCGACGCCGAGCGTCTGAACAAAAAGCTTGTAGATAAAATCTTTCAAGCTGAACTTCACGGTAACGTTGGGGCCGGTATAGAGAGAGCCATCTTTGGCCCTTTCCCTCTGTCTAACGGCAGGCGTTAACGCCACCAGATTGGATCCTGGCTTCTTCCCAACGTGACCCTTACGGGCCGGTCCTTTTTGCTTTTGCATTTGGAAACTCCGTTTTTAGTGTACTCAAGAGACGTTCGCCTTGTGGGCTAACGATGGAGTGGACCGATCTGACGAAAATCAACAGCTAGTAGCTGCTGACCCGGTCAAGTTACATGTTCAGGGGCTGGATCTTGAAGATCGAGTCCTTCACCGTCGTGTTCGCGAGTGCGTTCACGAGCAGCATCCCATACAACTTGCGTACAGCTTCGACGCTGCACGTACCGGTGCTGTTGACATTGAACCAGGCGTTGAAGGTGCCAGTCTGCTGCACCACGCCGCTCCCCGGATCCGTGAAGTGATTCGCGGCCAGGTGGAGCTGCGTCTGGTCATTGCCGGACGCCTTCGCAAATCGCGAGAGGGCATCCAACCGCAGGAACGACTTGGGGCCAAGGCCCGGACTCCGGTCGATGTACT